CTGGTCCACCACGACCCAGAGTCGGAAGCGGGTGAGCAGGGTGTCACCGAGCTGATCCTCGACAAGGGGCACCAGGCCCCGCAGGGCTCGTGCCTAGTCCAGCGCCAAGGGCAGTACGCCCGCTTCGTCAACTTCGCCGGCAACCGCCTCCCGCCTGACGACGAGGTCGAGATGGGCCGCGTCGTGAATTTCTCCAAACACCGTAAGGGGAGCAAGCACCATGAAACTTTCTGATCTGGGGCCAGGCCACAAGCCGCCAGCCCGCAATCCTGCAAACCCGGTTGTCTCGGTGACTGTGACCAAGCGAGCCGGCGCCGACCAGCCTGTTGCCACTGGCAATGCCCCGAAACTCGCAGAAGCGCATCCACGGCTTGTGGGGCCCCGCGAGCTGCCGGAAACCCTTGAGGCCTGCGAAGCCCTGCACGAGCAGCTGGTGAGTGACGCAATTCGGCTGGAGCTGGCGCTGAGCCAGGCGCAAGAGGGCGCTGTTCAGGGGCGTCCATACGACCGCAGCTGGTACAACCGAGCAAAGGCTGCGCTCAAGCACATCAACCATGACCGCACCCGCCTGCTGTACCGATGCGGCCAGTTGCGCAAGGAGGCCAAGGCGCACGCCCAGCAGAACATGGACCGGGTCATCCTCGATGTGATCAAGGAGTCGCTGCCCGCCGACCAGTTCCTGGGTTTTGTTCGACTTGCTGAGGCCCGCATGGCCCAAGGAGTAGTTCGATGAGCAACGTTACCGCGGCGCTACCGCGCAAAAGTATGACCGCCGTTGAGTGCAAGTTCCTCAAGGTTGGCAACCGGATGCTGCTGGAGCAGAACAATGGCCGCATCGCCTCAGCGGCCCTGATGGACATCGTGGCTGACTGGCACGCCGCGCGTGCCAATGTGGGCTTCGAGCAATTCGCCAAGGGCTGGATCACCGAAGGCAACGCCAAGAACAAACACGCTGACAAGCTGCTGCGCGAGCTGTTCGGCCTGGACACCGACCCAACGCCCCGGAGGGCTGCATGAAGAAAAGAACCTACGTGGACAAGATGCTGGGCGATACCGAGTACTTGCTCGAGCAGTGGGGCTGGTGGCGGATGTGCGAGATGGGCGTGCCACGGTACGTCTCACCCCTGTATGCGCTCATGCGGGACAACGTCCCATCCGAGGGTGGTGCGCGCCAGCATGTGATCACGGACGATCTGGCGCTGGTCGTGGATGGTGCTGTTGCAAGGCTTGTGAAGCGCAACCAGCAGATGGGGGACTTCGTGTGGGCGTACTACGGCTACAAGCAACCGGCTATGCGGGTAGGTCGGGAGGCTGGAATGTCCGAGCGCAAGGCCCGAGAGATCATCAAGGCTGGCGTTGCATGGATCGACTGCGCCCTCGAAGAAATTCGAGAAGCTGCGTAAAAAGTTCTATGCGGGCGGATAAACACCTGTTTTCATAGCAGCGTGTCCAGCTTGCAAGCAACGCGACACAGAGGAACCCCGGCCATCGTGTCGGGGTTTTGTGTTTTTGAGGGGCTTCGATTCAGGTAGCCCTCCAGAAAAAGCATTTTTCTTGTATGAGGGAACGATTTGATAGCGCTATGATTCTGATAGGTTGCTACTCAATAATATGGAAGACCGTGAGTATGAAAAACGTTCTCGCCGTTGTGGCGCTTTCCCTTTTCGCTGCGTCCGCCGGGGCGGCTGAGTTATCCGGAGCGCTTGGCGCGACAGGCCAAGGTGGTCTTACAGCGCGCGTCGGCATTGGCTTTAACTGGGACAAAAGCTGGTTTGAATCCAGTACTGGCCGTCTCACCGGTTATTGGGATGCTGGCTACACCTACTGGGAAGCAGGCGATGCTTCAGGTGGGGCTCACTCGCTGTCCTTTGCGCCAGTTTTCGTTTACGAGTTCGGTAGCGGTAACGTGAAGCCATTCGTTGAGGCTGGCATCGGCCTGGCGGTCTTCTCTGGTACGTCCGCAGGTGACCAGGACTTTGGTTCGGCCTTCAACTTCGAAGACCGCATCGGTGCGGGCTTGAAGATCGGCGAGACGCAGAAGGTTGGCATCCGAGCGATTCACTACTCCAACGCTGGCATTAAGCAGCCCAACGACGGTATCGAGTCGTACTCGCTGTTCTACAGCCACCAGATTTAAAAAAGCACGATCCCTCTTTGCCCGCCCTGTGCGGGCTTTTTTATGCGGATGACACGCTCAGGCAGCTGGGCTAAGTCGGTAGTGGCGTCGATCAAAGCCGTGCGCTCCCTGATCGGCTACGCGATGAGAGTCTGGGGTATGTGACCCAGCGATCCAGGCCACCAAGCCGGGTAAGCACCGGCCCTCCGCACCCATTCCAAGCCTCGGTATCTGCCGGGGCTTTTTCGTATCTGGAGGCTGTATGGAAAAGCTACAGCTCGACGTTGAGGTTGAGGGCGCCGCTGACTTCCTGCGCCCTCTGGGCGAAACGCTCAAGTCACTTGAACAGTTTCCCGAGCTGCCGCTCCAGGTCTTTCGTGACCTTGTCACCCACAGCCTTCATGAGCTTTCCGTAAGTCTCGACAGCGCCGCACTTGCCGCAGGTGACCTTCGAGTTGTCGTTCGGCCTAGCCGGAACCTCGAACTTGTCACTGCCGCACTTGGCGCACTTGAGGGTTACCTTCATCGTTTTTCGCTCCGTGGAACGTCTTGTGTGGAAGCTCGACGATAGCACGGGGCCACCTTGTCACGTATCCAAGGGCTCGCCATAACGGCGGGCCTTTTCTTTTTCTGCTTCCCGCAAGGGAGGAATCCGGATGTCCAACATGCCAGACAAACCAGACACCTGGGCGGTTGCCCTCGCATGGTTGAGCCAGCATTCGCCCCTGTTGTATGCGGCCGGGCTCTCCTGCGCCATGGCTGTGCTGCGCATCACTTACGGTGGCGGCACTCGCCGGCAGATGCTGGTGGAGGGCGCCATATGCGGCGGCCTGACCCTGACGATCATCAGCGGCCTGGAGTTCTTCGGCCTGCCGCAGAGCATGTCGACGTTTGTGGGTGGCTGGGTTGGCTTCCTTGGTGTCGAGAAGGTCCGCGCCATTGCTGATCGCGTCACCGACTTCAAGCTGCCGAGCCGCAAGGTCGATTAATCCGCGCCACAAAATAGACATGCGCCGTTTTGTGGCGCGAGCACGCTGATCATGCGTTCAGCCAGATTAGTGAAGCACTCGACCGGGGACCGGTTGAAGCTGATCCCTTTCGTGGATGACTCCGCGCGCTGCTTTGGTAATTACATCTTGCTGAAGCTGATTAACCTCCATGGTGAGGACACGAACGGCAGTTTGATAAACAACTGATCCGGACGCCTCGGGATGCTCCTCCAGTAGGCCTTCAAGCTTCTCGGTTAACAAAACGCACCTGTCTATAAGCTCTTCGATTTCTTTCATCACGGTTTCTCCAGATCTTTCCGCTACGACCATCCGGGCGGAATGTCGTTCCGACGACCCCGCGGATGCGCCGATTTCATTGCGCGAGAGAGCTTATCGAACATGGCCAAGCAACCCTATACACCATGCGGGCTGTATGTCGACGGTGCCGACGGCATTGCAGTCAGTGATTTCATAACTACTGCTGCCGGATCTGCCTATTTGGTGCAGACGCTGCGTGTGAGCCGCACCCGGCCAGAGCGAAAGTACATGGGCTGCTTGCGCTGGCCCATCGCCGAGATACCCGCCGATGCGCGGTGCTACCAGCTGACCTGGTACAGGAGGTGAGCAATGGCCTGTAGTGGATGCGCCGCTCGGCGCGAGTGGATCAACAAGTGGACAAAGGTGGCGTATGAGCGAGCAGCAAACCTATTCGCAACAAATCGAGCAGCTGAGCCCGAAGAAGGGCGACCTGTTGGTGGTCAGCGTTCCGTTCCCGCTCAACACCTGGCAGGGACGGCTGATCGGCTCAAGTGTGAGCTGATCGTGCTTGAGGCGGGCATCACCGCCCAACTGCAGCCAAGCGTCAGCGACCTGCTGGCCGAGCAGCAGAAGCAGACCGCACTACTTGAGCAGATCGCAACCCAGAACCTTGCCCTGTTCGAGGCGCTGGCAGACGGCGAGGGCGCTGACCCTGATGCGCCATCTTCGACCTACCTGGATGGCTCGCCATGCCGTTGAGGCCGCAGCGACCATGTCGTGCTCAGGGATGCTGTGCGCTGCATCGCAATGCAAGCGGCTACTGCGATGGCCATGCCGACCTGGCTGCCGAGCAGGCCAAGGCATGGGCGACACGTAAGGGGTCTGGACGTGGTGGTCGCCCCTGGCGCCGCAAGCGTGAGCGAATCCTGAAGCGAGATCAGTACCTCTGTCGTTGTGATGACTGCGCCCAGCTCGGTCGCATCCGCGAAGCGCATGAGGTTGACCACATTGTGGCCCTGGCCCACGGCGGCACGGATGATGACGACAACCTTCGGGCGATCAACCGCGACTGCCACAAGGCGAAGACGCAGAAAGAATCCCGACAACGCCGATAGATAGAACATGCGACCGATACCCAACCTCAGCGGCTATTACGCGACTGAGGACGGTGAAGTTGCGTCTGTGCGTTCTGGAGTGGCCAGGATTCTCAAGAGCCAGATCAACCGCGGCTACCATCGAGTCACATTGACCGTGCGAGTCAACGGCAATAGGGAGCGTCACCGCTTCGAAGTGCATCGGCTTGTTCTCATGGCCTATACCGGCTTGCCACAAGATGACAGCCAGCAGGCTAGGCACCTCAACGGCATCAGCACTGATAACCGTCCTGGGAATCTGGTTTGGGGCACACGACAGGACAATGCTCGGGATGCCATTCGCCATGGAACGTTAGGGCCTGGCATGCGAGCTAGGCATCGGCGGCTGACAGAGGCGCAGGTCATAGAGATCAGGCGTCGCCGTGCGCGTGGTGAGTCGCCCAAGGCTCTAGCTGAGGAGTTCGGGGTCTGCCGGGAGTACATCCCCCTGCTGGTTAGGGGCAAGGCCTGGTCTTGCATACCGATTTGATCGAAAAGCGATCAAGTCGAAGCTCAAATGATAACGAGTCGCGTCTAGGGTAGGGGGTATAGGCAAAGTTCAGGGCCTTTCGCTCGGACACCGCGCCCTCAGCTTTTTTTCCACTTCCGCAAAATTCAGGTTTTCAAAATGGCCCGACCGCGCAAGCCGACGAACGTGCTTGAGCTGACCGGCGCGTTCAAGAAAGACCCCCAGCGACGCCGCGAGGATGCCGAACCGGTGGGTGAGCTGACCGCACCGCCGGCTCACATCAACGGAGCAGTGCTCCACGCCTGGAAGGAGATCGCGAAGTACGCCCCGCGGGACGTGCTCACCAACTCCGACCGACTCAGCCTGGAGCTGGCCGCCAACCTGCTGGCCCAGTTCCGCAACAACCCCCTTGATTTCCCCGCCGCCAAACTGGTGCGGTTGGAAGCCATGCTCGGCAAGTTCGGCATGACGCCGGCCGACCGATCCAAGGTCGGAGGGGGGAAAACAGAAAAGCCGAAGGGCAATGCATTCGCGGAGCTGTGATGGCAAAGACGAAATTCCCGCTGATGAAGGCGGCTGAGAAGTACGCCAAGGATGTCGTCGCTGGGAA